TAACTTTTGATGGAAACTTATTAAATGTAACCGGTGATTTAGATGTAAGTGATGCTACATTCTCTACGAGATTCCATGAGAATTACAACAACATTGGAAACTCAAGTGGAACAACTAATATCAACTTAACAACAGGTAACAACTTCAGAATTAATAGAACTGGAAATATTACAATTACCATTACAAACGCACCATCAGGCCCTCGCTCAATGGGATTCACCTTAGTATTAGAAGATGGGCAGCCAGGTGCAACCGTAAGTTGGCCAGCTAGTATTCAATGGGCAAATGGAGCAGCTCCAACATTGACTACTGGTGGTAAGGATATTTTGGTATTCTATACTTATGATGGAGGGACAACCTATTATGGATTCCTAAGTGCTAACAATGTAAGTTAATGAGTTATGAATTATGAGTATAGCGAGAAGATTATTATCAATAGAAGCAGGACAAGTGAGGCCTTTTAAATTTACCATACAAACAACTACATCAAATACTCAGTTTGAGTTACCGATAAATATAGGTACACTACCTAACCCAAATCTAACTGTGAGTTGGGGTGATGGGAGTGGTACAACCACAATTACCACTAAAAATTCGGTAAATAGATTTCACACATATGCATCTGCTGGGACATATCAAATTATTGTAAATGGATATTGTCCAGCATTTAATGTCAACAACTCATCATATAGGTTATTGTATCGTTCGGTTGATGATTGGGGACAAGTTGATTTTTCTCAGATAGATTTCTATGGATGTACAAATTTAACTTCACTTCCGGTGGATGGTGGAAATAATGCTATTTTACACGAAGGATTAAATACTGTGGTTAATTTTGATTCAACTTTCAGACAGACAGGAATTACTTCAATTCCAATTGGATTGTTTGATTATGCATCAAATGTTAAAACATTCATTAACACATTTGTATTCTGTCAAGGAATAACATCGATTCCATCTGGCTTATTTGATAACAATACTCAAGTATCTGCATTTTCTGGTACATTTAACGCATGTTTAAATTTAACATCAATCCCATCTGGGTTGTTTGATAATAATACTTTGGTTGTAAACTTTGAATCAGTTTTTAGAAACTGCCGTAAATTAGCAGGAATCCCATCTCAGTTATTTACAAATAATCAAAGTGTTACAACATTTGCAAATGCATTCAATATGGCAACAACATCAAACCTTTTAACTGGGGTAACTCCTCAAGATTCAAATGGTGATGAAATTTGGGAAAGAATACCAACTCCAACAGGTACCGATTGTTTCGCATTTTGTACAGGTTTAACTAATTTTGGTTCTATACCACCAACATTTACTTAATAGATTATGTATTTAAAAGTTTCAGGTTCAAATATTACTTATCCATATTCCATTCAAGATTTAAAACTTGAAAATAAGAATATTAGTTTTCCATCAACAATTAATGATTCGTTGCTGGAAACTTTTGGTATATACAAAGTTGAACTAAGAGATAGTGGATACGATGATGATTATACTAAAGATGTAATTGAATTAACTCCGATTCTTTCTGGTTCGGTGTATATCCAAACATATGAAATAAATGATGCAGATGAAGTAACTATCAGCACCAGAAAAGAAATAAAGTGGGAAGAAGTTAGAGAAAAAAGAAATCAACTTTTATCTGAGTGTGATTGGACTCAATTTCAAGATTCACCTATTAGTGGTGAACAATTAACTTTGTGGCAAAATTATAGACAATCACTTAGAGATATCACAAATCAATCCAATCCATTCGAAATTATTTGGCCAACTAAGCCTTGAGAAGGTAAAAGATAATTCTTTAATATTTATACCTAACAAAAGGTAATTATCAAATGAGAATAGACGGCCCAAGTTTTTCCGGTTCGATTACACAAGCTCCATCGGCATACGCTGATTTGAGCGGTTCGTTTACAGGTTCCTTTACGGGTTCACTTAGTGGTTCATTTATTGGTGATATTACTGTTCAGCAAGCAGCATTTAATGATTTGGTGGTAAAACAAACTTTTACTGCTGGAACTGAAAATTTTGATGGCGGTGTAAATATTGTTAATAGTGGTTCAATAGAAGTAAGTGGTTCAGTAAATCTAACTGCTGGAAATTCATTTTCGGTAGATGGTGTAAATGTATTGGATTCGGCATTGGCATTCTCAATAGCATTAGGATAAGAATATGGCAAATTTATTTAAAAATAGTATAAAAGGACCTGCTAGTACTGGTGGATTGGTGGTTTATACTACCCCTTCTGCTACATCAACCACTGTAATTGGTGTAAATGTGGCAAATATCGTATCCCAAAATATTTATGTAGATGTTCAGATAACTGATAGCTCTGCTGGAGTTACTAAATATTTAGTAAAGGGTGCAGTTATCCCACAAGGTTCATCCGCAGTTTTAGTGGGTGGAGAACAAAAGGTTGTATTAGAAGCAAATGATTCAATAACAGTAACATCTAATGTATTAAATTCGGCAGATGTTATTGTTTCAGTATTAGAGATATCATAATTAGAGGTTAATGGAATACGGAGGAAAGAACCCAAACGGAATTAATCAGGTCAGTCAAAGTTTACTTTCGATTGATGTACAAGGAGTAGAGCAGATTAATATATCAACTTCTTCAGTTGATATTAATACGTCTTTAAATGTAGAGAATGGTGTAACCGCATCTTCATTTAGCGGTTCTTTTAGAGGGGACGGTTCAGAGTTGAACAACATCCCAACCACCGCATTAACTGGTGATATTGCTCGAATCGCAGAAGGTTCAGCAACCGCTTCATTAGAAAACGGAACAACTTTAGAAATTAATGTAACCACCAACATCGATGGTGATGTTAATGCAACAGGTGAAATTTCTGGTGCATTTATTAGTGGTGATGGTAGTGGGTTATTTAATGTACCTGCGGAAGCATTGGGAGATATTAATAGAATCAAATCAGGTTCAGCTCAAGCACAAATATCTCCAAACTTAGGATTAGTAGTTGATGCAAAAGCTACAATTAACAACGATTTATTAGTAACTGGTTCAGCTACATTTGAAACCGATGTTCAAATTGATAATGATTTGACTGTTGGTAGAGATATCATAGTAGATAGAAACTTATCCGTAGCTGGTAGAATTACCGCACAAGAATTATTAACAACATTTATTTCATCATCAGTAATTTACGCATCGGGTTCGAATGTATTTGGTGATGAATCAATCGATACCCATCAATTTACAGGTTCGGTTTTAATTAAAGATTCGGTAGTAATTCCAGTCTTTAGTTCGGAACCGGCTGGTGGACAAATCGGACAATTATATTATAACAATACCGATACCAACATATATAGATACACCTCAACAGGATGGGAACCAGCGGCGGGTACTGCTGGTACTTCTGGTACAAGTGGTACTTCTGGGACAAGTGGTTCTTCTGGTACAAGTGGAAGTAGTGGAACTTCTGGTGTAGATGGAACAAATGGTACTTCAGGTTCTTCTGGGACAAGTGGAAGTAGTGGTACTGATGGTTCTGCTGGAACTTCTGGTACAAGTGGAAGTTCTGGTACATCTGGTTCTTCTGGTACTGATGGTTCAGCTGGTTCATCCGGCACATCGGGTTCATCTGGTACTTCCGGCTCATCTGGTACTGATGGTTCTGCTGGTTCTTCTGGGACAAGTGGAAGTAGTGGTACTTCAGGTTCTTCTGGAACCAGCGGAAGTAGTGGAAAATCAGGTTCATCAGGAACTTCTGGTTCTTCTGGGACAAGTGGAAGTAGTGGTGTAGATGGTGAGCAAGGACCTCAAGGACCGGCTGGTAATGATGGTTCTTCTGGTACAAGTGGAAGTAGTGGGACTAGTGGAAGCAGTGGAACTTCTGGTTCAAGTGGAACATCGGGTTCATCTGGTAGAGATGGGGCAGATGGTGTAGGTGGTTCAGCTGGTACTTCTGGTTCAAGTGGCACATCAGGTTCGTCTGGTACATCTGGTTCATCTGGAACCAGTGGAAGTTCTGGGGCAAGTGGTAGTAGTGGTTCTTCTGGAACAAGTGGAAGTAGTGGAACTTCAGGTAGAGATGGAGCTGGTGGTGAGGGTGGTACACCTGGTACTTCTGGTTCATCTGGTACTTCGGGTTCTTCTGGGACAAGCGGTAGTAGTGGAACTTCTGGTTCATCTGGTACATCTGGGAGTAGTGGTACATCTGGAAGTAGTGGTACATCTGGAAGTAGTGGAACTTCAGGTTCTTCTGGTACGAGCGGTGTAGATGGTGCGCAAGGTGTTCCAGGTTCACCCGGTACATCTGGTTCTTCTGGGACGAGTGGAAGTAGTGGGACTTCGGGTTCATCTGGAACTTCTGGTTCAAGTGGTACTTCTGGTTCAAGCGGTACTTCTGGTTCTTCGGGTACATCTGGAAGTAGTGGTACTTCTGGCTCATCTGGTTCTTCGGGTTCATCTGGAACTTCTGGTTCAGGCGGTACTTCTGGTTCTTCTGGGACGAGTGGAAGTAGTGGAACTTCGGGTACTTCTGGATTATTAGCATTGACAGGTAATACTGATAATGGTATTATCACACTAAATGGTTCAGCACCAAACGCAACCGTTGAAAGTAATCTTACTTTCGATGGAACAACTTTGAGTATCATTGGTAATCTGAATGTATCTGGTACTCAAACGATAATGAATACCGAAATCGTTCAGATAGCAGATAATATTATCACTCTTAATTCAAACTTTACTTCTGGTACTCCTTCGGAAAATGCCGGTATTGAAGTATTAAGAGGTTCAGAAGCAACTAGACAATTCTATTGGAATGAGGGAAGTGATAGATGGTACGCTGATACCAACTTCCAAGTAGCTGGTAGAATTTACGCAAACGATATTGATACTGGACAAGGTGCAACTGAGGTTTACCTAATGAACCAAAATGTTCGTACATCGGATACCCCAACCTTTAGTGGTGTTTATACAACTAATATTGGTATCAATGATAGTGGAATGGATGTTTACATCAACTTTAGTGATGCAAACCCAACATTCAGAGGACAAACACATGGTGGTGAATTTAGATTCTATGGTGATAAAGACCAAAATGCATCGATGTTGTATTTGGGTTCAATTGATGCTGCTAAAATCATCGATGCTGGTGTGGCAATGTACGCACCAATTTACTACGATTCTGATAATGATTCATACTACTTAAATCCTGCTGGAACTTCAAACCTATATGGTTTAACAGTCAACCAAACTATTAGTGGTACAATTACGGATGCAACTCAATTAGTTAGAGAAGATAATAGAACTATTTCTCCATCAGAATTAACTTCTGGTAGAATGAAGTTTGGTTTTACTTCTTGGGCAAATAACAACTCATCTCCATACGCAGATTTCTTACATCTTCGTTCATACACCGATTCATCTGGTGGTTCGGATAACTTAGTGATGTTTAAGAAATCAGGCATCGGAATGAGAATTTGGCAACAAACTTATGGTTCATCAACACCATACTCATCATACGCTGATGTATTGGATTCTACAAATAATCCATATGCATACAATATGAATCAGTATGTGAGAACTACCGATTCTCCTCAATTTGCTAGAGTTTATATTGATAATACATCAAACTACATAGATACCAATGCTGGTTACTTATCATTCAAATCGAATGGTAATGAAATGACATTTGGTGGTTCTACATCAATGTACATCAACTATCGTGCTGCATTAGGTGGAACGCCTACAACTTGGATTTGGAATGCTGGTTCATCTACATCATATGCAACTCATTATATGGCGGACGTATATGGTGATAGATTTTATGAGAGAACAAATACAGCATATTACTTAGACCCAGCTTCAACTTCTGTATTGAATAATATGAATATTGAAGATGGTATATATCATAATGGTGATACCAACACTTATATGCAGTTCCATGCATCAGACCAATGGAGAGTTGTAACTGGTGGTTCGGAAAGATTAGAAGTTAATAACTCGGCGGTAAGTATTAATAGTGGTATTCCGTTAGTAATGCAAGGTCGAATTGAACCTGATACTCCGGATGATTATGACCAAACTGCGGTAACATCACTTACCAATGCACCAATATATTTCCCTGAATTAAATGTTGGTACAACGAATACATATTTACCAGCATTCCACATGCGTTCTAGATATAATTCTGGTTATAGAACTCATATGAATGTAGGTCTTTACAAACGGGCTTCTGCTTGGGGTGATAACGATACTGGATTCTATGTTGCATTAGGTGGAAATGATTCTTACCCAACCAAAGAATGGAAATTTACTTACGGAACTCACATTTACAATTCCGATGGATTTGTGAGTACACCGGGTTCATTCAGAGCTCCAATATTCTATGATTACGATGATACCACATATAGAATCGATGGTAATGGTGATTCTATTTTAAGAAACTTAGAATTAAGAACTTATGGTTTAAGATTATTAAGAAACTACTCTTACAATGGTATTTGGTTCAATGGTGGAACTGATGCAAACCACGTTCTTTGGAATGATTACTATGGTGGACCAACTTCAAAAGGCGCTGCGGGTAGTGGTACATTAGATGGAATGAAGTGGAACACTTTACAAGGTTTACACATTAGAGGTGGTTCTTCTGGAGCATATGATATAGCTAAATTTTGGAATCCATCATCATCTACTTCAAACGCACATTATGTACAACTTTACGCAGCAAATGTAGAGCAATTAGGTACGAGAAGTGGATACGCATTGGCTCCAAACCAAATGAGGTCTCCAATTTATTATGATTATACCGATACTGGTGCATATATCGACCCTAATGGATATTCAAATATTTATCGTTCATCTGGGCCGGTAATTGATATTACAAAAACAGGTTCAGCACCTGGAAACGATACTACATTAAGAGTAACTAATACATATGGTAACCACTCTTGGGGTGTTGTTGGTGAATTTAGAATTGATGGTAATAGTGGTACTGATAAACCAGCCATCATCTTTACATCTGGTCAAACTTCAACAACTTGGGCTACGGGTTACAACCAAACCACATCTAATTTCGCTATCACACAAGATAGAGGATATAGAAATGGTGGTTGGGGAACTGTTAGAATGCAAGTTGATACATCTGGTAATGTTACTAACTATGTATCTACTTACTCTCCAATCTATTATGATAATAATAACAGCGCATATTACGCTGACCCTGATTCAAACTCACGGTTCTACGATTTACAATTAAGAGGAAACTATGTAAGAACATACGCTCACTCTGGTTCTGATTTCACATCTGGAACTTTAGTATCAACCTCAATACCAGCATCAGCAACCAATGGTGCATCCTTTGTATTAGAGGCAACTGGTAAGAGTTATAGTGGCGATGCTCCATTCTCATTTATGGCACAGGGTTACCTATACGCTAACACCATCATCAATTATAGTGGTGTTCATTTTGGTAAACCAGGTTTCACTCAAATGAAGATATTCAATAATGGTGGAACATTAGCATTCTGGTGGCCAAGAGTATCTTATTGGAACTCATTCGCAGTTCATGTAAGAGATGCTGGTGGTGATGATAGAAACTTAGTAACTTCTATCACAAACTCAACCGAACCAACTGGTACTAAGAAGGTAACGGTAAATATGTTGGTTAGTGCAACATATGGTGTGAATAATAATACAGGTGATTTATACGCAACTCGGTACTACGATTCAAATAACACCGCATTCTACACCGACCCTGCTTCTACATCTCAAATGAACTATATCGATGCACATCGATTTAGAGATAGAGATAATACTAACTATTATTTAGAACCCGCAACTGGTGCTAACTTATATGGTAGCGCTGGTTCATTTGTAATCACAGGTGGATATCCACAATTGGTTATTCGCCAAAATGATGGTACACCTGATGCATCAATTCACTTTGATGCTGGGTATGCGAGAAAATTCAATATTGGTCCTGGTGCTGGAACATCTGAAGAACGGGAATTTGGATTCTCAGTTTACTCCGCACCTAGAGGTACTCACTACTTCACTCCATTCAGAATAAATGCGGATACTGGGTATATTCAAATTGGTGATAGAGACAACCCAGCATATCCATTAGATGTATTAGGAAATGCATACTTCAGAAATACCCTTTATATGGGTAATGACCAAGAAATTCAGTTGTTCACTTCTTCTGGAAACATTAGAGGTTACATTAAAGCAACTGAAAGTAATGATGCTCACTTAGTTATCGCAACATCTGGTGGTGAAGATATTTCATTCCGGGATGGTGGTACTGGTGGGCAGTGGAATATGATTATTAGAGGTGATGGGCAAACATTAATCAACTCTAGAATTGATTCACCTATTTATTATGATAGAAACAATACTGCATATTATTTAGACCCAAATACAACTGGTACATCATTAAATGCAGCTGGATTTATCAATGGTTCTAATATTAACACATATATTAGATATTTGGGTACGGGGGTTTCTTATGATAATGATAGAACTCAAAAAGTTTCTAATGGTATTGCTATTTATAGGGCATATAATGGTGGTGCTAACTCACCTTGGACATATGATACATCGGTTCAATTCAATACCGCTGGTGCTGGATTTGAATTATCGGCTGATTGGATTTCATCAAATTCAACCGGATTAAAAATCCGCTCACTTAGAGATTGTTGTCAAAACTGGTCTTCTTGGACTGATGTTGCAACATCTAATCGTTCATTTACCAACGCTGTTGATTTAAGAGCGCCAATCTTTTATGATTCCGATAATCCATCATATTTTGTGAATCCAAACGGCCGTTCTCGTTTAGCGGAGATTGATTATGGTAACAGTGGATACTATTGGAGAAGTGGTTCTTGGGGTTGGAGACATCAAACTCCAAGTGGATATATTGAATTTGGACCTGCAAACACATCACATGCGCATATCTATACTGATAGAAGTAACTTCTACTTTAACCAGCAACTTCAAGTAAATGGAGGTACATTAATCAACACAAATGATGTACAATCTCAGATTTTCTATGACAGAAATGATACTAACTATTATGTAGACCCAAATAGTACATCTAGATTAAACGCTCTCCAAGTTAACAAAACTTATTATAGAGAAGATTACATTGATGTTCCTGGTTCATTCAATGGTTCTTATGCTTGGGTGAGATTTAATATTAGCAGATTTAATGGTGGTGGTTCACCTGTTGAATTCTCAATCTCTCGTAGAATTAATGATAATGGTAATAACCCATATGGTGGTTGTACCGCACGATATATTGTAAACTCTAGAGAATGGCATAGTGGACAAGAAAATGCTTGGTATTTCTATACTGAACATGGTTCTTATAACGCAAATTCCAATCCTTATGGATACTTCATCCGTTCAGCCGGACCAAGAGATTTAGCTAGTGGTGGATATTGGTTCTACATGCAGTTGTTACAAGGTGTTCGTTACCGAATTTCCTTTGCATCGGATATGAACTTCAATAACAATGGTATTGGGGGTATTGAGTATGGTGTATCTGATCCTGGTGGTGTAAGGAGACAATTATTGGGTAGTGGTGTTATGGGTAATAACTCCACTTACAACAATGTAAACGCTGATAGATTCTATAACGGAGATGACCCATCATACTTTGCAGATTTTGGTTCTGAAATCAGAATGCCATACCAAAATGGTGGTACAATGAGATTTAGAACCAATACTCATTGGGATTCTCAGTCTGGTATTGATTTAATTGGTGGAGCAGGTGAATTCAGAATGAGTTCTGATGTTGGTAACCTAAACTTGAGAGTTGATGGTTGGGGTATTTTCTATGATTATGTAAACTCACCAATCTATTATGATTTAAATGATAGTGGATACTATGTAAATCCTCGTTCTCGTTCTAGAATGAGTGGATTGAATCTTAGAGGTGTTGATAACCAAGCTTCTGGTGATGATGCAATCTTATGGATTGAAAAACCAAACAACAATGATTGGGGTATGATTATCACTGGTAACTTGGATTACGGAATTGACCTTCGTATGGCGAGTTCACATACCTATGGTTTAAGATTGTTGAGTGGTGGTGGTGAATCGTTCTTATTGAACAATGATTATGCTCGACATAACTCTGATATGAGAGCACCAATCTTCTACGATTCAAATGATACTGGATATTATGTAGACCCTAATAGTTACTCAAATATGGGTGATATTAGAGGTACTGAAATCTACGCTAGAAACTGGTTCAGAAACGATAATAGTGGTGAAGGTTTATACAACCAATCTACTGGAATGCATTGGTACTCTGATTCGAACCGGAGATGGAGAATCTATGGTGGACAATCTACTGTTGAACTTGCTATGGCAACCGCTGGTAACAACATCAGAGGTTACTTCTACGCAGATAACGGAAACTCAGTTGGTATCTTAGATGCTGGTGGAAGTTGGGCAATCAGACACGCAAATGATAATGGTACTTACTTCTATACTGATAATGGTACTTACGAATTTGGTGTTGGTAGAGATGTTGTAGGGGGTAATTATGGTACAGTTGTAACTACATCTACAAGAGGTGGATGGGGTGGTTACTCCATCAACAATGGTTGGGTATTTATGCACGACCACTCAAACGCAGCTGGTATCTACAACGATTACGAAAATGAGTGGGCTATCTTAATGTATAGAAACTCATATGTTCAGTTAATGCACAATGGTACATACCAATTAGAGACACAATCTTATGGTGTGTATATGAGAGACCAGGTAAGGGCTTCTATCTACTATGACCACAACACTGGATACTATTTCAATGGTGATGGTCTATCTAGAATGAACCATGTTAACATAATTGGTTCAGCTGGTAGATACTCATTATTAGTTGGACCTGAGGTTACTTACACTAACGGACGGACATCAATTTACAATGATAGTAATAGATATGGTGTAGTTGTAAACGCACCATATTACCCACATTTATACATCAACGCTTACGCTGATAATGGTAACACCACTCATGGTGCTGTATTATCAATGTTGGGTAACTTAACTTCTGGTGGATATAGAAAGTGGAATATGGGTATCGCAAACCGAAACCCAAATGAATTCTCAATTGGGTGGTACGATAACAACGAAAACCCTCACTATGGTGTTGGTGTTGGTTGGTCTTATCCTGCTAGATGGTGGATTGATACTGGTGGTAATAGTATCGCAACAGGTTCTCATAGAGCACCAATCTTCTACGATTACGACAATACCGGATACTATACAAACCCAGCCTCATATTCAAATATGAACGAAGGTAACTTCGCTGGTAGAATGTGGTTTAGTAATTACCTTGTAAGTAGAAACCAAGGTGGTATGATGGGTGATTACAATGTCACTGGTACTCGGTCAAAAGTAATTTGGACAATTGGTGAAAGCTGGCCTATTGGTAATATGTACGGATTGGCGTATGAGTATGGTAGTGGATATGACCACCACCTTGCTCTAAGAAACAATGGTAGTACATATCATAGAATAAGTTTCGCTAGCCAGGGTGCATACTTTAGTGGTAATGTAATAGCTGGTTCATCTCATAGAGCACCAATCTTCTACGATTCGAATAATACGGGTTACTATATGGACCCAACTTCAGATTCTAACTGGGAAGGGTTATCTACCTATGGTAAAATGAGAATCGGTTTGACTGCTAGGTCAAACTACCGAAGAAACAACTACACTGGTGATTCTCGTTATTGGACTGGTGTACATGGTTGGGGAACAACGGATTTAATCTCAATGTTCGACCAAGGTTCTGGTTTCATCGATACATGGTCAAACCCAGCTAACCAACCTGCTGGTACATCTCACTGGGTAGGTATCCAAGCATCTCACTTTAATGGTGGATACAACTATGGATATGGTATCCAAATCGTTGGTGGACCAATCCAAGGTTTATGGCATACCTCATACTGGTCATCTAAGAGAAGTTGGTACAAAATTGCGATGTATGAGTTGAATGAATATTCAAACGCATTCTACGCAACTGTAATGTATGATTCCAACGATACTAGTTATCGTATCGACCCGAATAGTTCATCTCAATTACGGCAGGTATATGCAAACGACTGGTTCAGAGCACAAGGTGCAAGTGGTTTCTACTTCCAAGATAGAGGATGTGGTATCCGTGCAGTAAGAGATGAAGGTGGACAGTATGGTACTGTTGCTACTTATGGTTCGGATGTTGGTGGATACGAAGGTTTCTCTATCGGTGGTAGAATGGTATTCATGCATGATATGAGTTCTGCTAACGGTCTTTACAATGATGTTGAGAACGAATGGCATACATTAGGATATCGAAACGCTTGGTACGGAATCTATTACAATGGTTCTAGAAAAGGTAGAGCTGAATCTTATGGTTGGGCAGTTGAAGGTGATTTAAGAGCTACTGGTGATGTTATCGCTTACTACTCTGATATGAGATTGAAGGATAAGGTAGGTGATATCGAAAACGCTCTTGATAAAGTTTCTAAATTAAATGGTTTCTATTATAGAAACAATAAAGAAGCCAATATGATTGGTTATGAGGGAACTAATTTACAAGTAGGTCTTTCAGCGCAAGAAGTTGAAGAAGTTCTTCCTGAAATCGTTCACCCAGCTCCATTAGCACAATCATTAGGATATGATTACAAAACTATCAACTACGATAGAGTTGTACCTCTTTTAGTTAACGCAATTAAAGAACAAAAATCAATTGTGGATGAACAAAAAGAAGAAATCGAATATTTAAAGTCAGAACTTTCAGAAATGAAAGAAATGTTGAAAAAATTATTAAACAAATAATAAGATGGCAATCGAAAAGGAAATAGTTTTAAATAAATTAGGTATTAATGTTCAAACACCTCATATTGAGATAGTGAAGCGAGTTTCATTTATTGAAGATGGGGTGGAGGTTAACCGAACTCACACAGAGGTAATTTATACATTTAAGGATGAAGAGCATATTTTTGTGAGTGAATCTCAATTTGTACAAGATATCTGGATGGAAGTATCAAGAAGCTTTGTGGAAGCTAGTGGTAGTATTCAATAGAGTTATATATATTTATTGGTAGAATAATCTCTTTTGAAGGATTACTCTATATTTATTAGTACAAACTTAAAAAAGGAAAAATAATATGGCAATTTCATATTCTTGGAAAATTACCCAAATGACCAAAAAAACCATTGGGGATAATGCAAATGTGGTTCTTCATGTTAGATGGGACCTAACTGGTACTGAATCTTCTACTGGTACTTCTGGTAAATTTAGTGGAGCTACTCCTTTGGATTTTGATTCATCATCTACTGATGAATTTGTAGCATTCGGTGATTTAACTGAAGAAATGGTGATTGGTTGGATTAAAAATGTAGTAGTTGATTCTTATTGGGACCATGTAGTTGAAAGAATTCAAAAGCAAATCGATGATATTGATGACCCAGAGGAAGAAGTTAAAGAAGAACTATTACCTTGGTCAACTGGTTCCGCTGAAGTAACACCAACACCACCTACTGGTTCAGTATAATAATTGTTGGTTTGAACATTTTGGTTATATTTATATAAGTAATAACAAATCGATTACTTAATAACACGGAGATAATATGGCAGAAAGAATTGTATCACCTGGTGTGTTCACAAGAGAAAATGACCTTTCATTCTTAGCACAAGGTGTAGGAGAAATAGGAGCAGCGTTTATCGGACCTTTTAAGCAAGGACCAGCGTTTGTTCCCACAATTGTAAGAACTCAATCGGAGTTCGAAGATAAATTTGGTAGACCTGATGGTACTTACTATACAGAGTATGCGGTTCAGAACTATTTAAGAGAAGCTGGAACTGCAACTATTGTTAGAGTAGCAGGTGTAGGTGGTTACCAACAAGCAGCACCAATTGGTTTATTAGCTAGTGGTTCTGATGGAACTGTAAAATTAATCGCAGCTCTTCACTCAACATCAAATGGTGATGAAGAAGTTGGATTTAGTGGTTTCACAGTAACTGCATCTGATACTGTATCTGGTTCATTTGTGGTTAGTGGTAGTGGTCTTGGTGAAATTTCTTCATCATTACTTTCATCAGCTAACAACGATGTAACTGATGTATTTGGTGTATCTGCATTGGGAACTAAAGATGCATATACCTACGCTTACTTCAGAAACGCAGTAGATGGTATTAATTTAAATGTAACTGAAAGTAAAGCTGTATTAGCAGAAGCACTTCCAACTCAGGACTTCGCTTATGATGCTAGTGTAGCAGCAACTCCTTGGGTTAAATCACAACTTATCTCCGGTGAAAGATATGACCTATTCCGTTTCCATACTTTAGGACATGGTAATGGAGAAAACACAAGATTCAAAGTTTCTATCTCTGGTGTAAAAGCAGCGGGTGAAGATGGTGGAACTGATTACTCAGTATTTAGTGTAACCATCCGTTCATTTGCGGATACCGATAAGAGAAAAGTAGTATTAGAAACATTTAATAATGTAAACTTAGACCCATCATCTCCAAATTACATCGCAAGAGTAATTGGTGATAGATACTATACTGTTGATTCAGAAGGTAAGATTACTGAAAATGGTGATTGGTTGAATAACTCTAAATACATTAGAGTAGAGGTTGGAGCACAAGGTTCTTATCCTGTATCAGCTGCACCATTCGCACATGGAGCTTATGAAAACCCAATCAAAGTAACTGACCCAACTTTAGTACCTGCGGTAGTTTACCAAACAACTTCAACTTCAAACACAACTGGTAATCCTTATCAATATGCTGGTTTTGATTTCGAAACTACTGGTGTTAAAGTGGATAACGCTAACTACTTAAAACCAATCCCTAATACGGCTGGTACTGGTTCGAATGTAGTATTCGGATTCGATTCTCAACTATCATTAGAAATGACTGGTTCTGCAGCAGCAGATATGATTAAGAGACAATTCACATTGGCATTCCAAGGTGGATTTGATGGAATGAGTCCTGCTAGAGAAATTGCTTTAGGAGCATCAATCTCAGCTGGTAACTCACAAGGATTTGATTTAACTGATTCAACTGCTAGTGGTTCAGTAGCATACGCTAAAGCTGTAAACGCAATCTCTAACGCTGATGAGTTTGATATCAATATGGTAGTAACTCCAGGTATCGTAAGAAGATTACATACCGCAGTTGTAACTGATGTAATCGATATGGTAGAAGCTAGACAAGATTGTTTCTACATCTCAGACTTTACCGCAATCAATGATACTATCGCTCAGGCAACCGCACAAGCGGCAGCAGTAGATTCTAACTATGTTGGAACTTACTACCCTTGGGTTAAGACAGTAGATAACAATACTAACAAACTAATCTCAGTACCACCTTCAGTATTACTACCGGCGGTTTACGCAGCAAATGACGCTATTGCAGCTGAATGGTTCGCACCTGCTGGTTTGAATAGAGGTGGAATTGTAGGAGCAGTTTCAGTATTGAATAGATTAACACACTCTGAAAGAGATACTTTATACGAAAACAAAGTAAACCCAATCGCTTCTTTCCCTGGACAAGGTATTGTGGCATTCGGACAGAAAACTTTGCAAGATAAGGCATCAGCATTGGATAGAATCAATGTAAGAAGATTATTAATCGGAGTTAAGAAATTCGTAGCATCTACTTCTAGATTCTTAGTGTTCGAACAAAATACCGCTCAGACAAGAGGTAGATTTATCAACACTGTACAACCTTACTTAGAGGGTATCCAACAAAGACAAGGATTGTACGCATTCAAAGTGGTTATGGATGAGACTAACAACACACCTGATGTGGTTGATAGAAACATACTTGCTGGACAGATTTTCCTCCAACCAACTAAGACCGCTGAATTCATTGTAATTGATTTCAACATCTTACCAACTGGAGCATCGTTCTCGGCATAACAAAAAAGTGAATAACTAATATTTATTAGTATAAAAGAGGAAATATAAAATGGCAGAAGTATTAGAATTTAACGAAATGTTCTTCACCAACTTCGAACCGAAGATGAAGAACCGCTATATTATGGAGATTGATGGTATTCAATCATACTTAATCAAAACAGCGGCAAGACCTTCAATCAACTTCGAAACTGTGAAGTTAGACCACATCAACACTTATAGAAAACTACAAGGTAAAGGTGAGTGGCAGGATATTACAATCACATTGTATGACCCGATTGTACCTTCAGGGGCACAACAGGTAATGGAATGGGTGAGATTGGGATATGAATCTCTAACGGGTAGAAAAGGATACGCGGATTTCTATAAGAAAGATATCGATTTCTATATGTTAGGACCTGTTGGTGATAAAATCGAACAATGGAAGTTAAAAGGAGCATTTATTGCATCAGCTAACTTCAACGATTTAGATTTCTCTTCTAATGACCCTGCTGATATCGAATTGACTTTAGCATACGATTACGCTATTTTGGAATTCTAAGAAATTATCCACTACTAATTATATTTTTGAAGAAGGTTCTCTATGTGAGAACCTTTTTTCATTTTATAACTTTTTTGTTTCTATATACTTATATATACAATTAAATGTATAATGTTATGAGTGAAAAACAATTTGATTTCCCAACGGAAGTTATTGATTTACCATCACAAGGAAAGGTTTATCCATTAGATAATCCTTTATCATCTGGTAAAGTTACATTAAAATATATGACAGCAAAGGAAGAAGATATCTTATCTTCCCAAAACCTTATTAAAAAGGGAGTAGTGTTGGATAAATTATTCGAATCCATTGTTGTAGATAAAGTAAACATTGATGATATCACTATTGGTGATAAGAACGCAATTATACTCGCAACACGAGTATTAGGGTATGGTCCTGAGTATCCAATGAGATTCTATTCTACAAAATTGGGAGAAGAAGTTGAAGCAGTGGTTCATTTAGGTAAGGTAAGTACTAAAGAAGTTGATTTATCTGGATTTAACAACAAAAATGAATTCGAATTCACAACCCCAGTTGGAAAGAATAAATTGGTATTTAAATTGTTGACTCATGGTGATGAGAAGGCAATTGAAAAAGATATCGCAGCATTGGAAAAGTTTAACAAAGATGCATCCTTTGATATTACTACTCGATTAAGATATATGATTAAATCAGTTGATGGAAACTCAGATTTGGGGGTAATCAATAGATTTGCTTCAAATATGTTGGTTAGAGATAGTAGAGCATTTAGGAACTATATCAAGGAAATCCAACCTGATATGGACATGACTTATGAGCATGAGCATGAAGATGGTGAAAAGGAGGTAGTGCCCATCACGTTGGGCGTTAACTTTTTTTGGCCTGGCGAAGAATCATAGTCAATTAATGCACAACCAAATATTTGAGTTGTGTTACTATGGAAACGGATTTACTCAGTTTGATGTGTATAAAATGCCAACACATCTTAGGAACTTCTATTACAACAAATTATTAGAAGCTAAGAGACTTGAGAAAGAAGCAACTGAAAAAGCAAACAAAAATATAAAGACACCATCTAAAGTTAGGGTAAGGAAGTAAACTCTTCTATTATCCTAACTTTTTTTGTATCCGATATTTATAGATGGATAATTGGAGATTAAAATTATGGCACGATACAAAATTTCAAAAGAAAACATTAATGAGTTTTTTGGTTTGTTTGGTAAGAAGAAAGATAGAAAGGATATTCAAAAACTTATTGATAATGACCCAAGATTAAAAGCTATTGATAAAGAAATTCAAGCTTTGAATAAAAAGGCAACTGAAAAGTTAGAACCTTGGCAATTGAATTTGCTTAAAAAACATGGTATATCTGTAAAATAATTTAAATAGATATGGCAGACTCTCAAAATATCAGAGAACAAAGAGAACTTCTTCAACTTCAACAAAAAGAACTTGAAGGTAGAAAAAATCTGTCTGCTGAAGAGCAAAGGTCATTAAACTTAGTTAAATCTCAAATAAAAGAATTAAATCGATTACTTGCGGTAGAAAGTCGAAGAAAGCAAGTAAACGAAGATATTAATAAAGAGTTTGCATCTTTTGCAAATGAATTTAGAAAATTATCCCCATCCGTAAAACAACAATTGGGTAGTACGAAAGAAATGAGCGGAGTTTATGCTCAACTTACTACCAGAGCAGCTAGAGAAGCTGCAATTGCTAAAAACAATAATGGTATTGTTAAACAAAATGCGGAACATCGTAAGGAAGTATTAGAAACTGCAAAAAATAATCTAGTCCAACAAGCATCTGCGGCCGCACAAGCTCAAGATGAATTATTGGGTATTTCTCAATATGAAAGAGAACGAATGGATTTGGAATCCAGACGAAATGAATTGGGTAGTGCTAATGTAGATGCGTTACAAGCCGCTTCAAGACAAACCGAATTACTATCCAAAAAAACCGAAATACTTCAGGGAATGAATGATTCGTTACCCGCTCCAATTCAACAAATGGTGGGATTTGCTAAATCATTCAGAGGAGCTATTGTAGCGGGATTAGGTCCTTTATTTATAATTGGTACTTTATTAGCGGCAGCTGTAAGTTCTTTCACATCTTTGGATGAGGGGGCTAAGGCATTTAGAGAAACAACGGGGCTTACTAACTCACAAATGGCCGGTATCAAATCTCAGGCAAATGATATTGTTGGTAATTTTGGCGATTTGGGTGTAAATGCTGAAAAGGTATTTAACACTGTAGCTGCATTAAAATCTGAATTTAGTGATGTTGCTAACTTTGGTGATGAAGTGGTAGCTGGATTAACCTTATTAAATACCAACTTTGGAGTATCAGCTGATTCTGCGGCCAAAGTACAAGGTATATTCGAACAAATTGGAGGATTAACCTCAGAAACCGCAGCCGGTGTTCAGTTGCAAGTAGCCAATATGGCTAAATTAGCTGGTGTGGCACCTGCTAAGATATTTGAAGATATAGCTGAAAACGCTGAGATTGCATCAACTCTTTTTCAAGGTGATGTTGAATCATTAACCAAAGCGGCAATTGAAGCTAGAAGATTGGGTACAAACCTTAAATCAGTAGCAGCAACTACCGAACACTTATTAGATTTCCAAAGTAACATTGGGGATGAGTTAGTAGCGGCTACTTTTGTTGGGGGTCAATTCAACTTAACACAAGCTCGTTCGTTAGCAGCAGCGGGTAAGACTGTTGAAGCTCAGAAAGAAGTACTAAAACAACTTAATAGAGCGGGTGATTTTAGAAAGCAAGATTACTTTACACAAAGACAATTAGCCAAAGCGGCGGGTATGAGTGTTGAAGAAATTAATAAACAACTAAATGCACAAGAGAAACTAAACTCATTATCATCGGAACAAAGGGCATTGGCTGAACAAGCTATATCTCAAGGTTTAGATATTTCAAATATAAATAAAGACCAATTAGCATCTCAAGTTGAGCAATTTAGTAAACAACAAGAACAACAAGCTCAGTTAGAACAACTCCAAAATGCCTTTATGGGTATAGCATCTACGGTGGGTACTGTATTGACGCCATTATTACAGGCGTTGATGCCTATCATTCAAGCTTTATTATTTCCGGTTCAACTTATCGCAGAAGGATTCAAATTCTTCGCTGATAATTTGGCATTAGCGATACCACTTGCAGCCGGATTAGCTATTGCATTTGCACCAGCTATTATAGCTGCACTTTCAACTGCGGTTGGTTTTATTATGAGTACATTCGCTCAAATTCCTTTAGGTTTGGGTATTCCATTGGGAATCGCTGCAGTTGGTGGTTTATTCAGTATGGTATCTAAAGCTAAAAGTGTGGCTCAAGTTGGTGACCTTGCTATAAATCCAAATGGTGGTCCTGTGGTAATGTCTCCGAGAGAAGGTGGATTATTCCAAGGAACCAAAAACGATGGATTAATGATGGCTCCTAATATTGGAGCTGGTGGTGGTGTTAGTGATAGAAAAATAGATGAATTAATAAACGCTGTTAAACAAACTAAGGATGTTTATATGGATGGTAGACGAGTTACATCTAATGTTGCAAGAAGTGTTGATAAATCAACTATGAATAACTTTGCATTTGGAACTTAATTATTATGCCTACATTAGAACAATTATTTAATAACGGAACACTAACACAAGGACCTTACGCTGGGCAAGTTCCAAAGGATGCGTTTTATCCAAAAAATTCCAACAAAATAGAATTATCATCTAATTCACCTGTTATTAATTCAACTGCTATGAAAGCTCTTAATAAATTGAGAGCGAATAATGGTAGTACATTAGAAGAAACTCTTTTAGAACAAGAAACAACAGGTATAAGAATATTAAGTAAACTATCTTCTCCATTATTATATGGGTTTGAGAGTGGTAGAATAACACTTAGAACTACGAAACCACTTACTGATATGAAACTAGCCGCAAATGGTGAGTTAAGTGGATTGCCAATTGTTGGTAAGGCAATAAAGAGTGTACAAAATATATCTCAGAAAGTACAAAAGTTTTTAGGAATTCCTGAACTAGCAACACCTACTTATGTAGTAAATAGCGGAGGTCTGGATACATCTCAAATTCAAAGTTTATACATTAAACGATTACAAAGTATAAAATCTGGGGCCGATGGAACTGCTTTCGGTGGTTTAGTTAGTGGATTATTAAAAGGTCAATTAACTGACCCAGACCAATTAAAGAAAAAAGCAATCACTGGTGCAATTGGTTTAGCAAAAGGATTTTTAAGAGATAAGATTGTGGGTGGGATAACCCCATCTCAAAACAATTATGATTACACAAATTATCCAGCTTTTAAAAACGGAGTTAAAGTTGTAAGAAATTATGGTAGTTCCACCAATACATCTATCGATGGATTTGGGATAAATAATATTAGCTCAACTTCGGATACTTCATATAACGCATTGGGAGCTAAATACTCATCTTTCTTTTTACCAAGAGTTGAAACTGATGAATTGGGTGGAACCGGGCCTTTAGGTTCTGAAGCACCTCCATTGATTCAACAAACTTTTATTTCGGCAAATGAAGTTGAAGAGAATAGAGAATTTGGTATCCTAAAGAATACACCATTTCCTGATATTGAAAAGGCAACTGAGGAAAAGATTAGAAACCCAAAATTAAAATGGAGAGCATCTGAGAATACTAAAAAGAAAAATTCATTAGAGCAAGGTATTGCTGGAAACTATTCTTCATATACTCATTTTGTGAATAGATACACTCCATACACTATTGGTGATATTAATGAAGCTGCAAATAAATTGGAGATTGATTCTAAAGATATTATTACATTAAAATTCGAATCAATCAAGCAAAATAAAGCTGTAAATTTCTTATCAACAATTACTGGCTTAAACGAATCTTTTTCACCTTCTTGGAGTAGCGGAAAGTTTATTGGTAATCCTTTTAATTTTTATACCTATGATGGTATTGAACGAAGTGTATCTTTTTCATTTAAGGTATTCTCTTTAAATCCAACTGAACATAAAGCAGCTTGGGATAGGTTAAACTTTTTAACCTCTTTGGTTTACCCACAAGCATTTGAAGGTGATGCTGGCTATATTACCGCACCATTTTTAAGATTAACTTTGGGTGATATGTATATTAGAAAAGAGGGATTTTTGGAATCACTATCATATGGTGTTGATGATAGTACACCATGGGAAACGCAAACATCCAGCCCATCGATTGAAGGTGATGTTAATTTAAAAGGATACAAATTACCAAAGATTATAAATGTAGAGACTACATTTAAATTTATTGAACAACGAAACAGTGTAGATAATCACAAATATTATCCATTTGCACCTATAACAAATTAAGCTAATAATGGCTAGTAGATACGAAAATAATACAACCAGAAAAACAAACGATGGACGAACAGTGTATCGTTCTAAGATATACCCAGATATCCCATTAAAGGATACGGATATTTATGTAGCTACTGAAACTGGCGATAGATTAGATACACTTGCGTATCAATATTACAATGATTCATCACTTTGGTGGATAATTGCATCGGCTAATAACATTCATAACTCACCATTTGGTTTGAAAGATGGGACAATTCTAAGAATACCTCAGAATTACATAGAAATACTTAATAACTTCAGAGAATAATGTGGCCAAAGTTATCGCAAATAAATGATAAAATATACAACAAAATCACAGATAGAAATAATTACGAAGTAAGTAAATTAAATTGCTGGGTTCGAATTTTTTCTGGTGTGGGTAGTGGGTTGATTATGGTATCAAATCCAGATACCAAATTATTTGCCGCAACTGGTGAAGATGCTGGAGTTTATGGATTTGCAGGAGATACTCAAACTTCTGGGTATAGTGGTACATTAGGTATTGATTGGAACGGAAAGGCTGTAAATCCAAATGTTGGTAGAAGTTTAAGACCCTCACCAATTGTAACTTCTATGGAGTTTGAAGAGGGAGAGGACCAGATATCCAGAAGTGCAAAATTATCAATCACTGCTTTTTCATTGGAACAAATGGAAAAGATTCAGCAATATTTTATGGAACCTGGATATCAATTGTTTATTGAGTGGGGTTGGAATACACCAGATGGTGTATCTCAAATGGTGAAAACAAAAACAAAAGAAGGTAATCCGGATTCTAAAAAAATAGTATCATCGGCAGCGGCAGGTAATTTAACTCAAAGTGGAATTGCAAATAAACATAACAAAAGTAATGGAGATTACGATAATTTTTTAGGATTTATTGTAGGGGGTTCGGTTGGAAACGATGGTGAAAACTTTTCAATAACAATTGAAATGAGAGGAACTCCTGAACTACCAACTTATCTTCAAAATCATAAAGTAGTATTTACTCAACCTACTGAAACTACTATAACCAAAGTACAAGGTTCAGATACTTATCCAAAATCAGATTTAACCAAAAAAGGCGAAGGTGGGGATTCACAATCAGTTGCATTGGATAGGAGATTTGCTGCTATGTACAATAGACTACCTGCAAATAGACAGACTTCTGATGTTAGAAAACTAAAAAGTACATTTAACCTAGGAGATTTTGTTAATTTTGATGGTTTAGTTGAACAAAACATAAACTCATATATTCAAGCTAGCTTTGGTCAAAAATTATTAGCTTGGGTTAGGGGTAAAGATGCCGAAGCAATTGAAATCGATAACTTTGAGGTTGAGAAGGAAAAAATGTTCTCAAAAAACAAATATTTAAGATTCGAAAAAGTAATTGATATCTTAAATACAAGTGGTATGGGTAGTTATACAATTGGTGATAGACAATTGAACGCATCAATTGATATTTCTGATGTAAAGATAGGTGCATTTCCATTGATATACTCAACCAAACCCGAATCTCTGATAATTCCTGGCAAAATACCTGATTTTACAAAATACTTTTTAAGTACTGATAATGTGAATTATTCAACTGTAATCGATAATCCATTTGATGGTAATATCGATGGGATTTCTTTTACAAGTGGTGATTCCACTGGTGATTTTATCGAATCCAAAGGATATTGGGGATATTTAAAGAACCTATACATCAATATGGATATGTTCTCTCAAAAAGTTTCCGTTCCAAACAAAAATTTTAGAGAAATTTTGTTAGATTTGTTAAATGAACTATCCTCAGCAGTAAATTCATTTTGGGACTTTCAAATTGTTGAGAATATAAAGGATGATAAACTTATCTACACAGTTATTGATAGAAATTGGGTAGGACAGAAACCCGGAAAACCAAAAGAATTTTATCATACTGGTGAGAATTGTAGATTCTTAGATTCATCTCTTACAATTGATATTCCGGGTGAGATGGCAAATCAAATTATCAACAGACGATTGGGGATTGCATCTCAAGCAGATGCCCCAATTGTAAAAGTTGGTAGTGGTACTTTTTTTGCAAAGGGTAGTGATAAATTTATGAGTGGTGTGGTTGTTAGAGGAAGTGAAATTGAAACTGAAGAACAAACTACTCCTGATACAAATACTATAAAAGGACAAGAAGAACAAATAAAATTAAACAGACAAGAGATAGATGATATAACCGCAGGTTCTACCAGAACAACAACAGGAACTCAAGGTAGTACAACTATTTCAGAATATAGCGCAAATGGTCAATTACTAAAAACAACTACATTTTCAGCTGGAGGTTATAGAACATATTATGGTTCAACTCCAGAAGCCCAAAGATTAAAGCAATTGGAAACCGAAAATACGGAATTAAACACCAAAATGAATGAAACTAAGCAATCAAATTTATCTGCAAATGTTGATAAAACTGAGATAGTTCCAAAACCTATGTTGATTGATGAGATTGAAATTACCGATGATATGATAAAACCAACTGAAAATGGTGAAAATAGTTCATTTAGTGAAAATTTTAGAATTTATACATTTAAAGATACGAACTTATTGGATTATCTTAAAAATTTAAAAATATTAGGTAGTAGTGGAAGATTATCACACCCACTTCCAATTAAGTATTCATTTACTATTATTGGTACGAGTGGTATTCGTAGAGGTGATATGTTTAATATTGTTGGAATACCTGATAAATACAGAAAGAGTGGATTATTTCAAGTAAATGCAGTTACTCATACAATTGAGGGTATGCAATGGAAAACTCAAATAGAAGGATTATATAGACAAGTACAGTAATGGGAGTTGGGAGATATAAACGATTAAAGAGAGAAAGTGATGGATTATTAAAAATCCCTAACATAGTTGTGTCTATACCTAAACCAATCGAACAAGATTACCAACGAGGTTATATAATTAGATATTTTGTACAAAAATCAAATGATATTAATGGTATCATTTATGAAGTTGATTCTAAACAATATTCAAAATTAAAATCATCTGAGCTATATACTTCTGTTTCATTGGATTGGCGAATTGGTGGAGACCCGATTGAGATTAAAAAATCCAATTCCGCTTCAATCCGAATCGCTTCTGAAGTAATTCCTAAACTTTCACTCTACCTTCCAAACCTTTTACAATTTCATCAAAAATAATTTGGATATCTAAAATAATTTTCTTATATTTGTAAGATGATTGTAGTAGAGTCTAACAAAGAGAGAGAAGAATTCCTAAATCGATGGAACAACGAACCATCGATAATCATTCCTGCTTGGAGTGATTTGGAGAAGCATCCGATGAACAATGAACTTTCGTTTTTGTTCATAAGGATGGATAAAACTGACTTTATTCTCATATACAACCATATTGATGGAAAATCCCATCATTTAGACCTTACCACCTCCGAACAACCAAAATGGGTGTGGAATAAGAAAGGGTTTCTACAAATGGATACAAAGATACAAAATCTTTTTGATATATCCACATACACCTTCTTTGATGAGAATCGCTTGTTGGACTTCAAACCCGAAGAACAACCTTTTATCTC